TAAATCATAATCACCGCAGGTAACAACAATCTTATCTTTTGTCATGGTAGTAAGTTTGGAAATGCCTCTTTAACAAACTTATAGTCTAAACCTGGAACACCCAAGTCTTTTTGGAAGATACCGAGAACAACTTCAGCTTCTCGTGGTTCAATCGAGTTAAGAATCTGAAATAGAAGTTCCATTCTTCGTTTTTCTGTTAGTTTTTCCGCAGTTGGGTCGCCTTTACGGAAACAATACAATCTACGCAACTCTTTATTAAGACCACTGTATGTAATTCCAGGCAAAACGTCTGTAGCAACACGATAGTCTTCCGGCATTTCTGTAATCATCCATTGGAAGGCTGGATGATACGTCAATTTAAAAACATCAACTAAAACATGAGATAGATTGTTCTCAATAACTTTCATTCTCTCTGCTTTATTTGTTGCAGCCTCGAATTCGTCTAAAATTTCGTATATAGCTTTCATTAAAATTCCTCAATCACTTCAATTAGATTTTTCAGTTTGTTTGTAATCAGATAGTCCAAGATTTGACCTTTTCTGGCAGGCTTGGTTTCTTCATACGTATTTATAATTGCGGTTTGTATATCATTAGGAATGTTCTTCAAGTCAATCAACGTGGAATTGCGTGAATAACCAATCTTAGAGGTTTCATCCCAATCATTGAAGTTTTCCGTTAAGAATTTCTCCATACGACCTTCTGTCATACGCTTCTGGCGAATGTCACGCACAAAGGTGTCACCTGGAGATAGTATGTTTGGAATACCATCACCTGCATCACCACTGATGACTTTCATCTTCAAGTCTTTGATAGGGTCTTCTGACAACACAAATTTCTTTTGAGTTGGATTGTATTGCTTGACGGTAAAGTTACCCTTGCCGTTATATTGTTGCAATTGTAGAAAGTCACCATCACTAGAAATGATTAGGATGTTTTCGTGCATGATGTGACGAGGTACCAATGTACCAATAATGTCATCCGCTTCTGCACCTTCAACATCAAGTACTTTATATGGGAAGTTTTCTTTCAATTCACGTTTGAACTTGGCTAACATGTCAAAAATCATGTGCCAGTCCAAATCAGACTTATCACGGTTCTTTTTACGATGTGCCTTGTAGTGTGGAAAGAACTCCTTGCGCCAATACTTGCGGTTATCAGCACACAGTACTACTTCACCGTATTCTTTGCGGAAGTTTCTTAGGTGGGTTCGAATGATGTTCAGAACCATGTGTCGAATAAGGTCTTCTTTTAGTTCGACCTTAGGTTTCTGGTTGGCAATCTGAGCCATGAGGCCAGCCAACAACACTTGGTTTAAGTCAACGAGAATCATAATATCTTTCAGTAGTTTTCTTGTATTATATCAACAATTCAACCATTTGTCAAGTGGCCATGTAGGGTTCTAGGACAGACTTCCAACTTGGGTCAAAAATCAATCCTAATATCACTCTTACACCATCGGTATTATTAAATGTGCCGTGTGGTTGGTTACAATGAAATGCCAAGAATTGACCTTCAACCCAACGGTGAGTTTTACCATCTATAACAAAACCAATATCACCTTCTGGTACAACAATTGGTAGGTGAAGAACATAGTGTTCACCTGGCCAATCATAATGTGTATGAGTTGGTACAGTGCTATGTGGAGCAAGCAAAAGAAAACCACCAGTGTACTTTCCTGGTCCGTTCTCAATTATTTTAGCTGTCTTAGGGAATCTTTTCAGGAACTGTTTCAGTGTCTTGAATCTGGACCACAAGTAATATGTTCTCCAGTGTTCCAAGTGAACAGTTGGGTCTGCAAAGTCTGGAAGTGCAAATGATTTCTCATCATCACGATTAGCCATGAATTCTTCTTTGATAACAGAATAGTTATCTAACAAATTTTTAATAAATAATTCTTTTTCATCCATATCAATCTTCCGACCAATCAGCAAATACATCATCAACGATGTGTTGTGATGTGGTGGTTTTTCTGGCAACCATACCATACCAGTTTTCTTTTATCATTCGATGTACGTATACCTTGGCATCAATCAATACACCATCAAACTTATCCAAGTCTGTAATATCATATTCTTCATCCAAACGAAATAGGATAATATCAAAGGTATCACCTGCAACACCAGGTTTAAGTTTTTCACCAGGTTCTTTATAGTGTGCAGCAGTGACTACGGTCAATTCTTCATTTTCATCGTTGGGTGTGAAAAAAATCATATCATAGGATTTGATTTCATCTAATGCAGTTCTCATTCTAGTCCTTTAATATGTGAATCTCTTACACGTACCATAATCCAGGTATTGTAATAGTCATCACTTTCCAAAACACCATTAATGAACTGTTCTTTTGCTTCAAGGTAACCTGCTGTGCCTTTGGTTGGACATAAGTGGATAATCTCTCGCTTGAACTGTTCTCGTCCATGCATTATAACATCTTTTTTCAGTTCCTCGTTGGAACCGTAGTAAGTTTGCCAATCTGAAGCAACTTTTAGTTTCTTCTTCTTACCTTTGACTATCTTAGTCTTTTGGCTGTAGAAGAATTTCTTACCGATGTATTTTCTACCACTCACCAGATTGGTAATCACGTATACAAAACCGTAATTCTCACCAATCTGGTCTTCTGTAAAGTCATTGTCTTTGTATAACCAGTTTATTCCCATTTCAAATCATTTTCATCTAAGTCATTATCCTCTATATAGTCTTCGGTAATGTCTTCGATGTGTTCACCGCAAAATGGGCAGTGTTCCGGTAACTCTTGAGATACGAGTTGCTCAACATAAGCAACTTCGTAACTCGATTCACAATTTAGGCATTCGCCTGTAATAACTTTTGACATGTGGACTCCTTAGTTAGCCCAAACATCACCCCAGTTTCCTTGCAATGCACCCTTGGCATAGTCTGTTGCACGATTTTCAAAGAAGTTGGTATGAGTTGGTGCATTAATCATTTCTTCAACCCATGGTAGTGGATTGCGTTTAACTTTAAAGATACCCTTCATACCAAGTCCAATCAATCTACGGTCAGCAATGTAACGAATGTATTTCTTAACATCTTCTTTAGTTAAGCCTTCCATTTCACTTACATCAAAAGCCAAGTCGATAAACTTATCTTCTAGTGCAACCATCTTTTCAGCAATTGTATAGATGCTAGACTTCAATTCATCGTTCCAGATTTCGGGGTTCTCGTTTATATATGTTTTGAATAATTTCATCATATTCTCGGCGTGCATCGTTTCATCAACGATAGACCAAGTAACGATTTGACCCATACCTTTCATCTTACCGTGGCGTGGGAAGTTCAACAACATAATGAATGATGAGAACAACTGCATACCTTCAGTAAATGCAGAAAACACAGCAATGTGACGAGCTGTATTCTCTTTACTACTGTTCTGACTTGCAATGTCTAACACATAGTCGTGTTTGTCTTTCATTTCTTGATATTCCAAGAATTCACTATATGTGGTTTCTGGAAGACCAAGAGTTTCAATCAAGTGTGAGTATGCTGCAATATGAAGTGCTTCACGAGCAGCAAAACCCATCAACATCATTCTTATTTCAGGCTGAGGAAAATAGGGAAGGTAATTATTAACGTAACCACCAGCAACATCAATATCACCCTGAGTAAAGAATCTAAAAATGTGAGTAAGGAAGTTTTTTTCATTTTGTGTTAGTTTTTTCTTCCAGTCCTTGGTGTCCTCCAACATAGGAACTTCTGTATGCAACCAATGTGACTGTTCGTGTTTTAACCAGGCGTCATAAGCCCATGCATAGTTGAATGGTTTAAAATTACTGCGTTGGTCAGTAATTCTCGTTGTTGTTTTCTTAATCATACTGCCCACTCTTTCAATTGGTTGACTGTCTTACTACCAACTGAACGTTTCACTTCAATGTTTTCATCTAACATCACCAAAGTTGGTACGGAACGAATTCCATATTCATTAGCAATATCTTCTTGTGCATCAATGTCGATAACTTCAACAGGCATCTTCAATGCTGCACGTTCTAGGTTTGCAGCCAAGGTTTTACATGGTTGGCACCATGATGCGGTAAATCTTAAAATTCTTTTACTCATCTTTTTATCCTTCACAAGCGATACAGTCATTGCCTTGAACAATTTGACTCATATCTAGTTCTTTAATAACTTCTCTTTCAACTCTCTTAGACACTTTATCTGCCTTAGCAAGTTTTTCACTACGGCAGTAGTACATAGTCTTCAAACCTTTCTTCCATGCCAAGAAGTGAATTGCATGTACATACTTGATGTTTGCATCTGGACGGAAGAACACATTCAATGATTGTCCTTGGTCAATGTATTGTTGACGGTCAGCAGCATGTTCAATAATCCAACGTTGGTCGATTTCCATTGATGTTTTAAAGATTGCTTTAGTCTGTTCGTCCATCCATTCAATGTGTTGTACAGAACCATCATTAGCAATGATAGAAGACCATACATCATCAGCCCAACCTTCTTTATGATTCAATGCTTCATTTTGAATGATTGCGTCTAACCAACGATTCTTGTTTAGAAATGCTCCAGATAGAGTGTCCTGACGGTAAGCGTTAGCACGGTAAGGCTCGATACTAGGAGAAGTATTTCGTAGAATGATAGACGAAGAAGCATTTGGAGCAATAGCCATAATATGACTGAAACGTTGACCAGTACCGATAGCGTCAGGAGCTTCCCCACGTTCTTTTCCCAAAATTTGGTTAGCATTGTCTAATCCTTGTCTGATATTTTTAAAGATGCGATTATTCGCAACTTTGGCCATAACACCTTCAAAAGGAATGCCGTTGCGTTGCAAGTAAGCATGGAAACCAAGAGCACCAATACCAATACTACGTTCACGCATTGCAGAATACTTAGCACGCTTGATTGTTTTGGGTGCATTGTCGATAAAGTATTGCAAAACGTTATCTAACATTTCAGCAACATCTTTTAGGAACTGGTCATCGTCTTTCCACTCATCATATGTTTCCAAATTCAATGAAGACAAACAACAAACAGCAGTGCGTTGTTCATCTGTTGGTAAAATGATTTCGGAACACAAGTTTGATTGGTGAACTTTCAAACCTTTGTCTTTCAAGAACTTAGGTAAGAAACGATTGCTTGTATCAATAAAGTGCAAGTATGGTTCGCCAGTATGCATACGCAATTCAAGCAATTCTTGCCATA